CCATCTCAATGATCTCAGCCTCGATGAGCCGTGCTTGCGCCTGGGCGAGCGCGTCGGTGATGCTGATGTTGCCGCTCAGTTCGATCTGGCGCGGTGCTTCCGTCCATCGCATCTGCGTCTTCGTCCACCAGATGAGCGACGCCACGTCGCCGGCCATTGCCTTCTGGAACAGCGTCTGCCCGATGCCAGCGCTAGCTTTAGCCCTGCCGCGCTCCAGTTCCGTCATGAAATGCTTGCGCAGCGTGGTGGTGTTTATGCCATCGGCGATAAGCGGCGCGATGTGGTGTTCAGCGACACCCCAATTCGCCAGCTTCTCAACCATCTCTCGATCCTTGTCACTCGGCACAAACTCAGGTCGACCCGATCCCGGTTGCGGCCCTCCTCGTTTCTTCTTTTCTTGACTTGGTTTTCCTTTTTCGATCATTTCCACATTTTCCCCTCAAGGTGAAACCTTAACGTACCTTTTCGCCCGCATCGTACCGTAACTACCGTAACTCCTATAGGAGGAGTTACGTTACGTTACGGTAAACTCGCCTTTGCCCCCCGTAACCAGTTACGGCTAGTTACGGTAAGTTACGGTAGTTACGGCATAATTTTTAGAATGAGTTTAGACCCCAATTCCCTTTCCTTAACCACCCAACCTTTCTCATGTCTGCCTATTATTTCAGCATCAGTTAGGTCCCTGATGATCATCCCTGGCTTGGCCGAAGCTTTGAGATGCTGATCAACTGCGGTGGCTTTGATGCCCTGCTCAAGCAAGAACGTCTTGAACGCCCCCCTGCTGACATAGGGCATCTCATCCAGCACCTCCGCACCGCCAACAAACCACGCCCGCTCTAAATTGGTTTTGTGCTCATCCAGCTTATTGGCTTTGGGTGTTGGGATACGCAGATCGCCCTCTTGGAACATCTCAAACACCGCACCAAGCAGCGGCATCCCATCTTCGTCCTGCCAACCCAGATCTACTGGGCTTAGGCATCCAAACAGATCTGCTGGCTCTGGCGCGTCTTTCTGCTTAGTGCAAGACACCACAATCTCATGCGACTTGCCGTGAACCAAGATACTCGCGTCCAATGCCCCGCGCCACGCGCTAGAACCCCGCGCACGCTGTTTTGCCTCGCTGTTGTGTCCAAGGTGATGCACAAGCATGGTTGTGGCGCTCAGGGCCATTGAGACCACGTTACAGGCATTGATCATCGCCCTTGTGTCTTTGGCGCTGTTCTCGTCGCCTGACATATGGTTGTTAAGCGTGTCGATGTTGACCAGTACAACTGGTTCTGGCGTCAAAGCCCGGACTGCCGAGATAACCTGCGCTGCTGCGCCAGGGGCATCCATATCCAACGCCTTGTTGCTAATTAGCAGGTTGTCCAAACTGTTTACGTTGTTCCGCTTACACCAACTGGCTATGCGTTGCCGCATCCCATAGTTACCCTCGCCGGCCAGATACACAACGATCCCAGACTTCGTTTTGATACCGTGCCACGGTATGCCGCTGGCAATGCAACAGGCCATGTCCAATGCGACGAACGTCTTACCCACTCCTGACTCGCCATACATCATCGCCGTGGCGTATGCAGGTAACCACCCCTTCACAATCCACGGCACGGGGCTTGGTTGGCCCAAGAAGCTCGTCGCACGGGTCAGGAAGTAGTCACGTGTCTCCTCTTGCGTAAAAAGCGTGTCAAGGGCCGCAGAACCGAGCGCGTTGCTGGCCGCAACGTCTGCGTCTGGCTCGTACCGCGTGACTGACCTTGCGATCTGCTTGATCTCACTTGATGGCAATGGGATCTCACACCGTGTCTCGTTAGCAACACTTATTGCGGCCAAGATCTCGGCTTCCGTCATCCCAAACGAGCGCATAGCACCGGCCAAGCTCGTCAGCCCGTCATTACGGTTACCTTGGATGAGATCGCCGTTAGTTGTGGGCGCTACCTTGCGCTGGCCTAGCAGCGGCAACCAGTTGGTTGGGATGCTGGTAGGTGCTATGCCATCAAACGGATCGCTAGACGCCTCCCACTCGTAAGCGCGGTGCTCGATTGTTGACGGGTAGGCGATGTAGTAGCGCCCGTCTGACAACAAATCTATGCCTTCGCCCAGCTTGCAGGATCGTATGCCATCTTGATGCCGTGCAATGTAATGCTGCCCGCCACCTGCGGTGAGCGCCATCGCACCGTCTGGCAGGGGACCGTGCTGCTCTAGCCATTGCTCCCAGCTGGCATCACCGCCGTTGCGTGGGTCAATGTCAAACACCACAATCCCGCTGGTGCTACCACAGGCAATACCGATGTTGAACTCTGGGTTTTGACCCCACCAGCGCCGGATCTGATCTTGGTCTGTGGTTGCATCGTTGACGCCGTGGGCGGTTGCAGGAACCTTGCCGTTAGGCACTACAGGTAGAACTTTCCAGCCCCATGAGGCGTAAGTCAGGGCGGCTTCAATCTTGCTCATGATCTGCACGCAGCTTTCCCTCAGTCTTAACTTCGATCTCGTATTGACGGGCCATCGGCGGGCGGTTACCCCACCGATAGATGACCTGGGGCCACACCCCAAGCGCATCGGCGAGCTTTTTCAGCCCGCCAAAGTACTTGATCGCTTCCTCTGTTGTCACTTTTTCCCCTTGGGTTGAAACTTTCTGTTGACACTCTACGTTGAAACCGCTAATCTAGCAACAACTGCACGAACGGATAGCCCGAATGTGCGGTCTCAACCAAGGAGTAACCATGAAGTTTGAAGAGAAAGAAGACCCGCCTTGGGTTATTGTGCTGGCGTCGATTGCCGTTGGCGCATCTGCTGCCATCGTCCTGTTTCTTGCGCTAAGTGGAGGCATCTGATGGCAATTCAGTTAAAGCGCACGAAAGAAGCCACCGCGCAAGCGGTCAAGCTCTTGGTCTACGGTCAAGCCGGTGCGGGTAAGACCAGTCTTATTCCAACCCTGCCAACGCCGGTAATTTTGAGTGCCGAAGGCGGGTTGCTATCGATTGCAGATACTAATTTGCCGTTCATTGAGATCACGAGCATGGATGATCTTAGGGAGGCTTACAAGTGGCTGACTAGCAGCGCCGAGGCGGCAGAGTTTGAGTCGGTGGCGCTGGACAGCATCTCGGAAATCGCCGAAGTAGTGCTGAACGCGGAGAAGAAGATCAACAAAGATCCACGCGCTGCCTACGGGGCCATGCAAGAGCAGATGGCAGACATCATCCGAGGATTCCGTGACCTTCCTGGCAAGCACGTTTACATGAGTGCCAAGTTGGAGAAGACTCAGGACGAAATGGGCCGCGTTTTGTATGCACCCTCAATGCCTGGGAACAAAACCGGCCAATCGTTGCCTTATTTCTTTGACGAGGTGCTGGCTTTGCGCGTGGAAAAAGACGCCGAAGGAATGACCCGCCGCGCTTTGATGACCGATGGCGATGGGTTGTGGCTTGCCAAGGACCGCAGCGGCAAACTGGATGTTTGGGAAGACGCCGATTTGGGCGACATCATAAGGAAGATTGGATCATGAGAGTGTTTGACGACATCACACTAGATGAACTAGCCGAGCGGTGGATCGGCTACAAGGAAGCCGAGAAGGTTGCCGTTGAGATGCGCCGCGACATCGAAGACCAGATCGCCAAAAAGGTTCAGTTCCCGGAGACGTTTGAGGGGACTGAGAACGTGGTGCAAGTCGGGTCACCTTTCGCTATTAAGATTGAAGGTCGGGTTAACCGGACGGTCAACGCTGACAAGTTGCTAGTCATCGCCCATGAAACGGGTAGTGAGGAGCATTTGTCCACGGTGTTCCGCTGGAAACCCGAGATCAATATGACTGTCTGGAAAGCAACAGACGAGTCAATTACTAAACCGTTTGCGGCAGCAATAACTGCCAAACCGGGACGCCCTAGTTTTACCATCACAAGGAAGTGAAATGCTTTTAGACGAAACTTATGACGTTGCCTCGCTGCCCCAGTCGGAGCGCAACTTTGAACCCCTGCCCGCTGGCTGGTACACCGCAACAATATCTAACGCAGAAGTGATGCCTACAAAGAATGGTAATGGCAAGTACATCAAGATCCGCTACGACATCCAAGGCCCGACTCACCAAGGGCGTGTTGTGTTTGGCAACCTGAATGTACGCAACCCCAACCCGAAGGCCGAGGAGATCGGGCGCCAGCAGTTGGGCGAGATCATGCGGGCGATTGGCCTGACCAGCTTGAAAGATACGGACCAGATGATTGGCGGCAACTTGTCGATCAAGCTTGACATTCGTATCTCAGAGCAACACGGCAACAGCAACGAAGTGCGTGGGTTCAAGTCGTTGTCTGGCGGTGCTGCACCTGCACCAAAGGCTGCACCATCAGTTCCCGCTGCCGGTGTAAAAGCCGCGCCACCCTGGGCTAAGAAGTAACAGGCAAAAAAATGCCCCGGTGGAGTGCCGGGGCAAATCGATACCAAGGAGAGAGCACGTGAAAATACCTGACGCTCAGTATAGCATCCCAGAGCTAATTGACAAGCACCACGCAAGCAAACCTGAGAAACCAAGGGCGCACCTTGGCGCGAGCCAACTTGGACATCCTTGCGACCGCTGGCTATGGCTGTCGTTTAGATGGGCCGTTGCATCCAAGTTTGAAGGTCGCGTGTTGCGTATGTTTCGTCGCGGCCAGAACGAAGAAGCCACGATTAAAGACGATTTACAGGCCATCGGCATCCAGTTCAAGCCAGGGGTAACGCAGGAGCGGGTGGACTTTGGTTGTCACATCAGCGGGAGCATAGATGACATTGCAATCTCTGGGGTGCCGGGAGCGCCACAGAAGAAACACGTTTGTGAGTACAAAACCCACAACAAAAAATCGTTTGAACAAGTCGAAGACAAGGGCGTGGAGCGTGCCAAGTTTGATCACTTTGTGCAAATGCAGTCTTATATGCATGGCACTGGTATTGATAGGGCGCTGTATGTGGCTGTCTGCAAAGATGACGACCGCATCTACACAGAGCGGGTGGAGTACGACAAAGGCGTCGCCGAAAACGCAATAGCTCGTGGCAAGCGCATCGCGCTATCAGACCGAATGCCCGAGCCTTTGAGCGCAGACCCAAGTTGGTATCAATGCAAGTGGTGTCCTGCTCATGAATTTTGCCACGGCGACCGCCTGACCAAAGAGGTCAATTGCCGCACCTGCGCCCATAGCACGGCTACCGAGAATTCCAAGTGGATCTGCGAGCGCCACGCCGGCAATGAGATCCCCGTGGAATGGCAGCGTGAGGGTTGCAACGCCCATGTCCTGCATCCCGATATGGTTCCTTGGCAGCGCAAGGAAGCCGGCGACCAGTGGCAGACCATCTACGTCATCAACGGCAAGGAAGTTGTGAACGGTGAGCCAGGAGATGGAGTGTACGGGTCCAAGGAGTTGGTCGCAAACGCTGAAGCCTGTGCTGAGTCTGACGAAGGGATGATTGAGTTTCGTAAGATGTTTGATGCAAGAGTGGTGGGATGAATGAGTTGGCTCTTTTCGCAGGCGCTGGTGGAGGAATACTCGGCGGCCACCTGCTCGGATGGCGAACCGTCTGCGCCGTTGAGTGGGAACCCTACGCAGCATCTGTACTCATCCAACGCCAAAATGATGGAATTTTGCCGCCGTTCCCCGTCTGGGATAACGTGCAAACCTTTGACGGAAGACCGTGGCGAGGAATTGTTGACGTCATATCTGGCGGCTTTCCATGTCAAGCCTATTCCACGGCAGCGGCTGGCAAAAATACAGCGGACGATCTTTGGCCGGAAATGCGAAGGATCGTGGCAGATGTCGCTCCCGGGTACGTTTTTGCCGAAAACGTCAGCAGAATTGCAATTGACCAAGCGGAAGACGATTGCGAATCAATGGGTTACAAAACCAAAAAAATTTCCCTATCAGCGAAAGACATGGGTGCTGACCACATTCGGGAAAGATTTTGGTTACTTGCATACTCCGACAACGATGGCGAACTTTTGCGCTCCATCAATGCAAAAACACGCTGGATGCAGGGCCTGGACAACAGTATTTGGAAAGATTACCCCGAATCATTACGAATGGTTGATGGGCTGGCCTCTAGGTTGGACCGACTTAAAGCCATTGGAAATGGACAAGTACCGCTCGTGGCTGCAACAGCATGGAGGCTCTTAAATGATCCTGCGTGACTACCAGCAGCGGGCCATTACCGACTTGTACAACTGGTTTCTTGCTGGCTACAAAGGCAACCCTTGTTTGGTATTGCCAACAGGATCAGGCAAGAGCCACATTGTTGCCGCTCTTTGCCAAGATGCGTTGACCAAATGGCCTGAGACGCGGGTGTTGATGCTGACGCACGTGAAAGAGTTGATTGAACAAAACGCCGAGAAGATGTACGTACATTGGCCCGACGCCCCGCTTGGCATTTATAGCGCGGGCATAGGGCGGCGTGAACTGCACCAGCCGATCACTTTTGCTGGCATTCAGTCGGTGCGGGATAAGGCGGCGCAGATTGACTACGTTGATCTGGTAATCATTGATGAGTGCCATCTGGTCAACCACAAGGACACGGGCGGTTATCGTGATTTGTTGCGCCAGCTTCAACGCATCAACCCTAACCTGCGGGTCATTGGCCTGACCGCCACGCCGTATCGGCTAGGTCACGGCATGATTACCGATGAGCCGGCGATCTTCAATGCTTTGATTGAGCCGGTGACAATTGAAGAGTTGATCTTTAAGAAGCATTTGGCCCCGCTACGCTCCAAGATCACATCTACCGCGTTGGACACAACAGGCGTCGCCAAGCGCGGTGGCGAGTTTGTTGAAGGCGAGCTACAGAAAGCAGTCAACACTAAAGACCAGAACGTGCGGGTGGTGTCAGAAGTAATTGCGCTGGCAGAAGACCGGCAGCACTGGTTGTTTTTCTGCACGGGTGTATCTCACGCTGAGAACGTCTGCGAGATCCTTAACTATTGGGGCATACCGGCCAAGTGCGTGACCGGCGACACGCCCAAGAAAGAGCGCGAGAAGATTATTGAGGAGTTCAAGACCGGCAAGATCAAGGCGTTGACTAACGCCAACGTGCTAACCACTGGTTTTGACTACCCAGACATTGACCTGATTGCCATGTTGCGCCCAACAATGTCGCCTGGGTTGTACATCCAGATGGCCGGTCGAGGGATGCGGCCCAAGAGCCACACAGATCATTGTTTGGTTCTGGACTTTGCCAAGGTAGTGGCAACGCATGGCCCGATTACAAACGTCCAATCTCCCAAAAAGGGAGGAACAGGCGACGGCGTTGCACCGATAAAAATATGCGACAACTGCAACGAGATCTGTGCGTTAGCGGTGCGCGTATGCCCCGCTTGCGGGACGGATTTCCCCGCCGTTGAGCCTAAGAAGTTGAAGTTACAGCATGACGACATTATGGGCGACAGCGGGACCGAGATGGCGGTCACCGACTGGTCTTGGCGGCGGCACGTTAGTCAGGCCAGCGGCAAGCTAATGGTGTCGATCACTTACTACGGTGGCCTGAGCGATATTCCTATTACGGAATATTTACCCATACTTCACTCTGGCTTTGCCGGTGAAAAAGCGTTGGGTACGTTGTATTACATCGCCCATAAAGCCCAGGCTGTTTTGAACCAGATCAACGAAGTTGCCGAGTCAGACGCGGTTGATTATGTGGTGGCGCAGATGAACCAAGGGTTTCCCCCAGTATCCATTGAGTACAAACGCGATGGAAAATTCTTTAGGGTTGTGAGCAGGAAATGGTGATGCCAACCGAGCATGAAGAGCAACGCGAACTGGTCCGATGGTTTCGGCAAACTTACCCAGATGTGCGGATTTTTGCTATCCCTAACGGGGAAAAGCGCAGCATTAGCGTGGCAAGTAGGTTGAAGGCCGAGGGCGTTAGCGCCGGGATCCCAGACTTGTTTGTGCCCTCATGGGGCTTGTGGATTGAGATGAAACGACAAAAAGGAGGTGTGATACGACCAGAGCAGAAAGACTGGATCAATTACCTACAAGGCTGCGGGCATCGGGTCATTGTGGGATATGGGTTTGACGATGCCAAAACCAAAATTGGAGAGCAGAAATGACAAAGAAACAAAAACCAGAGTTCAAAGTAAATTTCAGTCTTACTGAAATGCTTCAAAGATTTACTGACTACGCGCTAGAACCCGTATTTAGGTTGCCCAACAGCGAGCAAATCGTAGTACCACACTTCATTGAGCCGCACAAATGGGTGGGATTGGGTGGTGTTGTGTACACAACCGAGGATTTGCTTAACTCCCGTGCGTTTCCAGAATTGAAATGCTTGTGGTCAAGGCCGTGGACTGAGAAGATTATTTTTCAGGGTAAGGACCGAGTATTTAGCAGCGCAGAACTTAAAATCTTGATAAAGGCACGGTTATGAACAAAGCAGAAGCATGGCGCAAATGGTGGTCTGTCATTCACAAGACCGTTCCCGCTGGGAGTTATGACCCAAGGGAAGCAAATATGTGGGAAGCATGGAACGCGGCTTGGGAAGAGGCAAACAAACAATCTCAGGTTGAGATTACCCATCTTAAAGAACAGTTATTGCGATCCAACACCAACGATGGCGCGTACAAGGCGGCGTTTTTGGCTGGTCAAATGGCGGCGAGGGGTGGGTCGTGGAAGTGAAATTTATTTTCAACCCCGAACGGGAAGAATCCGCAGGAAAGCCTACTAATCGTGAATCAAAATTACCGAACGGGAAAGCCATGACACGAGAAGACATTTATGAAATGCTTGACAAAGCCGGTATGCACGTTTCTAACGATGTTAACCATATCGGACGAATTTGGTGTAGCGATGAATATCCAATTGACGAAGAATTGTTTCGTTTTGCCGCCCTTGTCGCCGCGCATGAGCGGGAGGCGTGCGCCAAGTTCTGTGAATTAGTAGCCATTAACGCTTGCGACAAAACCGCACAAGAGTTGTCTTTTGCTATCCGCGCAAGGGGAGAGAAATGAGATACGGCATCCTTGATGACGAAGGCCGCGTTGTCCGGTGGGTCTGGCATATGCCGCCGTACCCGCACATCGTTGCGCGTATCAAACGCCAGCGCAAACCGAAGCTGGATCTATCTAACGTACCGGACGCACTATTTTGAGGTAAATATGAGCCAACAGAAGGTTCTTGATTATTTGAGCGAACACGGAGAGATGGCAAGAAAAGAAATGAAAATTCCAGGCGTAACGCCCAAGGCGTTGTTTGGAATACTTAACCGTTTGTGCGCTAATGGTTCTGTCTCCAAACGTGAAGTTGGAGAAGAAAACAGAAGGTATTTTGTGTTCAACATCGGCCCTCCTTCGGTAGAGCCAGAGTACTCGTATATCCTTAGAAACTTAC